GCGCAGTTTAAAGTTGAGATTGTTTACTCTGGGGTTATTTCGTTTTATTTTCAGCAGAAATCATATGTCGCTGCTGAGCAGGCGGTAAAAATGGTAATCCAGGATAAATACGCCTATGTGGTTACAGATACGTCAACGGATATGGGGTCTGGCGATCTAACTCGAATGCTCAGGATTTACGATATTTCAAATGTTGGCGCTATATTTGAGGTTGGTCGCATTTTAATGGCCGGCGGAGCATCAGAAATTTCCATTAAGGGATTTTTTGTATTTGTTGGTATGGGTGGCAATCAATATTTTTATGTTTTTAATGTGTCTGCGCCAGGCGCACCGTATTTAGTTGCTGGGCCAGTTTTCACAAATATTTGGCTCGACGCGATGTGCATAGTGGATAATCGCTATTTATATATAACCTCGCTTTATGACAATGGGGTGCAGGTCATAGATATTTTATCGCCAGCTGTCCCGGTCGTCGGAGAATATCACAATGAATACGCAGTTAAAGCAATATCGTTAGTTGCGGTGAATAATTATCTTTATATACCAGATAGACTAGGCAATCAACTAGCAATTTATGACATTAGAACGCCAATGTCACCCGTTCCGATTACCACAATTACAATAAATAATTTTAATTACAGCATCGTCCATTATAATGGTTATTTATTTATAGCAGGAAACAGTAATTATATATTAGTTGCATCGATAGCAAATCCAATATCTCCCGTTGTCATTTCAAATATATCAAATAATGCGGGTTTATTATCAATTTCAGGGCATTATTTGTTTGCTACTAGTGGCAGTCGGATTGACACATACAATATTGCAGACCCAACTAATATTGTTTTTATTGGTAGTTTTATCGCGCCAACAAGTACCCTATTTAGGGCGATAATTTCTGCTGATTCAAATTATTTATATACATTATCAACCTATTTGTCAACCACGGATACACAACTCAGTGCGCTAGTTTTTGCAGAGCCAACAATTTCATCTAATACTGTGCCATTGGGCGATATTGTTCAGGCCGAGGTTTTAAACAGCAAATTATTAACGGCGGCTGATATAGACGTGACCGCGTTAACCTACCCAGTGCGTGGGTATCGAATCGGTGGTCTGGGCTCAATTCGCGGGGGAATTGAGCCCCTTCAGGGCGCCTGGCCGTTTGATGTAATTCAGCATGGTTATAAAATAAAATTCGTGCCTCGCGGGCAATCGTCAGTAGTAACAATTCCGGTTGAATTATTGGATGCACGGGCAGCTGGAGAAAAACCTGGAGTGCAAATTACCAACAGCCGGGAAATGGACAGTATTTTGCCGCAAAAAGTGCTGTTAAAATATTTCGATATTGAACGCGAATATGATACTGGGGAGCAACCTGCGGAACGAATCAATACTGACTCGGTGAATTTATTAAGCATTGACATGGCGATTGTGTTTAACGCGACGGAGGCAGCAGGGAAAGCACAAGTGCTGCTTTACCTCTACTGGATGGAACGCTATGACATTGCATTCAGTTTGCCGCCTGAATACAACAATCTCGAACCGTCAGACATAATAACAATTACATCATCTGAAGCGACATACATCCTGAGAATCATAGCAATTAATTATACATCTGATGGCAGACTGGAATGTCGGGCAAAATTTAATGCAGCCGCGCTTTATATTCCTACAGCAATCGGTGAGAGCGGGCAATTCACAGGCGTAACTCTGGTATTACCAGGCGATACACTTTATCAGCTGCTCGATATTCCATTGATCCAGGATGGTTACGATACTGCCGGATTCCCGGTCGCAATGGCTGGATATTTGTCCGGTTGGCCGGGCGGCATGTTGTATCGAACCGTTGATAACGGGCAAAATTGGGACGATGTACAGGGATTCGAGCCGCCTGGGTCGGTGATTGGCTATGGAGTCACGGCATTGTCTGTCCACGGTGGAACGGTGCTTGATAAATCGAGTGCGTTAACGGTGCGAATGCGATCAGGGTCAGTATCTAGCGTGACCGAGGCGCAGATGTTCGCCGGATCGAATTGGTTTGCCTATGGTTTAGACCAACGTTGGGAAATTATCGCTGTGCAGAATTGCGTGTTACAGGGCGACGGCACGTATATTTTGACTGATTTTTTACGCGGTCAGTTTGGTACTGAGTGGGCGACAGGACTGCATAATTTCGTCGATAGTTTCGTGCATTTAAGCAGTTCAGAATTGGCATTTACAATGATGAATCTGGCATCTATCGGCGTTGAGGCAGAATATCGCGGAATTACGTCCGGCGCATTGATCGATAGCGATATAGACCGGGCATTTACTTATCGCGGTGTAAATTTGGAGTGCTTGTCCCCGTGCCATCTGACGGGGAATAGACACCCGACGACGAATGATTGGACAGTTCAATGGACTCGGCGCACCCGTTTTGCCGGTTGGCGTGACTATGTTGATGCTGCGCTCGGTGAGGCTACGGAGGCCTATGAGGTTGATATTTTTACCGACAACACTTATGCGGTAGTCAAACGCACATTAACCTCGGTAACGCCTACGGCCACCTATACCAGCAGCCAGCAAATCGCCGATTTTGGCGACATACAAACGAATGTTTATGTAAAAATTTATCAACTTTCGGCCAATGTCGGGCGCGGTTATCCGCTGACTGGCTCTACTGCTAATGCTTATAATGTTGTATTGTTGTTGCATTGTAACGGCTCAGATGGCAGCACATCGTTCCCGGATAGCAGTCTAAATATTAAAACAGTAGTGGCTACCGGCGCAACAGTTAGTACCACACAAAGCAAATTCGGCGGCGCAAGTGGCGCTATTGGCGCAGTCGGAAAATATTTAACCGTAACAACAGCTGCGGATTTTAATTTTTCAACTGGTGATTTTACGGTAGAGGCGCAGGTCTATATAACCTCGTTCGATAGGTTGCAGAGCGTATTGAATATAGGCAGCTACTCGTCCGGCATATTGTTTAGATTGCAAAGTGGCAAAATCGAGTTTTGGATGTTGGGAACATCTTTTGAGTTTGCGACAACCATATCAACTGGAGTGTGGCATCATTATGAAATATCCAGATCAGGAACCACCCTGCGAGCGTTTTTGGACGGCGTTCAAGTCGGTAGCAATCAAACATCTACACAGAGCATCCCCGCTGCTGACATAATTATCGGTAAGAGCCAGCACAATGACACTGAATATTTAACCGGTTATCTGGATGAGATTAGATTAATGAAGGGACGCGCCAATCATACCGCTAATTTTACCCCTCCATCAGCAGAGTATTAGTTTATGTCAGATTCCACGAGTTTATTAACGCAATTAACCACCGCCCAGGCCGGAAAAGAGGCGACGGTAAACGAGATTTTTAATGCTATCAGCCAAACGGCTTTCGGCGGACGCAAACAATCATCATCCGGCCTATCGTGGGATTATTTTGGCGGCCGTATTGATGTTGACGGGGTATCGATAACAATTGCTAACGGCACATTAACCCTGACCGCATCGACTACCAACTATGTTGAATCGACGCGAGCCGGGGTTGTCAGCAAAAACACTACCGCATTCACGCCAGGTAGCGTCGCGCTGTATAAAATAGTGACCGGCGCATCAACCGTGTCCAGTTATGAGGATCACCGACCGTGGATAAAAGTGGCCGCTGGAAAACTAGCTCGGTCGATTACCTCGGATGCAGACATCACATTGACGCACGGCGAATCGTTAAATGACGTTTTGATTTTCACCAGCAGCGTTAGCCTGACTGCTACGCGCGATGTGGTTGTGCCGCTCGTAGCTCGTGAATTTATAGTGTTTAATAATACGACTGGCGGGCAATCGTTGCGGTTTATAGGCGCGAGCGGCACGGGCACAACTGTTGGTAACGGAGTGCGCGCAATAATTTATTGTGATGGGGTAAATGTTAACGCAATCACATTAGGCGCGTTGACAAACACCGACGGGCTGGCCGAAGGTTCGACAAATTTATATTTCACAGCAGCCCGAGCAATTGCGTCCGTATTAACCGGGTTTTCAGCTGGAGCCGGAACAGTTTCGGCGGCCGATACGATTTTACAGGCATTTAATAAAATTGTTGGCAATTTAGCATTAAAAGCCGATTTATCTGCCCCAGTTTTTACCAGCACAATAAATACAGGTAGTTATACAGTGGCAACTCTACCCGCCGGCGTTGCCGGCGCGAGAACTCGCGTAACAGATGCGTTAACCCCGACATATCTATCCACCGTTGTAGGCGGTGGCGCTGTTGTTGTACCTGTTTTTTTCAATGGAACCAATTGGGTTGTGGCTTAACGAAGTAAGGGATATATTTATCGGTATAATATTAAAATAATATAACTCAATAGAACTCATGGATACAATTATTTTATAACTTATTGATAAATAAAGTCAACATAATTAGCCACGGATACAATTAAATACACATAGGTTGTTGTTTTATTTTAATTGGGCGGTAAACTCTTAATCCATGGGTCCAGGGTTCGAATCCCTGACGTCCCACCAATAATATCAATAACTTATATTTTTAAGTTGTATAAAAAATAGTCAGATGGATACAATACCGGATACAATTGACAAATTTTTACATTGAGATAGACACCTAAATAGGTGCCTATTATACGTTAGACGCCTACATTCGGCGGTATCCACCCATGTTTTTCGCGTAGAGCAGTTTCAATCATCACGGCTCTACTTGCCGGCTCTTCATCAAGCCTATCGATAAGCCAGCGCGGTAATTTCAGGCTTATCATTTCTTTTTTTAAAAGCGGGTGAGCTGGCTTCCTGCCAGCTCCTTCGCGTTTCCCGCCTGCCATTAAGTTAAACTCGAAATAAAATCATCTTCAGGATTCTCACATATTATTTCAGATGTATTTTTTTCATCTTGATTTTGATCTAAAAGACTAAAGTTTATAAATCTGTAAAAAAACTTTTCTGTTTTTATCCAGCAAGACATTCCATTAAATTTAACCACAAATCCTTCTAAACTATCTTCTTCCTTAACATAATCATCGCAGCCCCATCTATCACTGTGTAAAAAATCTTCAAATGCTTCAGTGATACTGCATTCTTTCCATATCTTTTCTTTTCCATATTCGCGTCTTAGTATTGTTACTCCTGTTTTTTCTAATTCAATTAGTGACTTAATTGTGATTTCTGATAAATTAGCCATTTTACTATCTCCAGTTTTCGTCAAAAGCCAATCTCTTAACGTTGAATATAGTATATACTAAAATAGAATAAAGTCAATACCTAAATAAAAATATTTTTTATGCTAAAGCGTCTAACTCAACGCTCAAGCCGAACCGCTTACGCTATCGCTTCTGCGGTCAGCTTAGCTAAGCGTTAGACGGCTTAGTTTTGCGTTCTTCTGCTGGTACATTGTCGTAT